ATGAAGCATTAGAACATCTTGAAAAAATAGAGGAATCTTTAAATTAAATATTTATATATATGAGAAACCAAAAAGGACAATTAAAAGAAGTCATTAAAAAAGAGTATGTTAAATGTGCTAATGACCCTGTATATTTTTTAAAAAAGTATTGTGTGGTACAACATCCTATAAAAGGAAAAATACCATTCAATCTTTATGAATTTCAAGAAAAATCTATATCAGAGTTTGTTACCAATAGATTTAATATAATATTAAAAGCACGTCAATTAGGTATATCAACATTAACAGCTGGTTACTCTTTATGGATGATGACGTTTCACCAAGATAAAAATATTTTGGTAATTGCTACAAAACAAGAAGTAGCTAAAAACTTGGTAACAAAGGTTCGTGTGATGCACGCAAATCTACCTGGTTGGTTAAAAGAAAATTGTGTTGAGGACAACAAACTTAGTCTAAGGTATAAGAACGGTTCCCAAATTAAAGCTGTATCAAGTGGTGAGGACAGTGGTCGTTCAGAAGCTCTATCATTACTAATACTTGATGAGGCTGCATTTATTGAAAAAATAGATGGAATATGGGCAGCAGCATCACAGACATTATCTACTGGTGGACAATGTATAGCTCTTTCAACACCAAATGGTGTTGGTAACTGGTTTCATAGAACTTGGATGGATGCTGAAGATGGTTTGAATGATTTCAATTTTACCAGATTACATTGGACTGTTCATCCTGATAGAGAAGAGGATTGGAGACAAGAACAAGATAAATTACTTGGGCCCTCACTTGCAGCACAAGAATGTGATTGTGACTTTATTACATCTGGTCAATCTGTGGTAGATGGTAAAATATTAGAAGAATATAGAACATCACACATTAAAGAACCAATTGAAAAAAGAGGTATAGATAGTAATGTTTGGATATGGGAACCACCAAATTACACAAAAGATTATATAGTATGTGCTGACGTTAGTCGTGGTGATAGTACTGACTACTCAGCTTTTCATATTTTAGATGTTGAAACTTTAGAACAAGTGGCCGAATATAAAGGTAGAATGTCAACACGTGACTATGGTAATTTGTTAGTTAACATTTCAACAGAGTACAACAATGCATTACTTGTCATTGAGAATAATAATATTGGTTGGGCGACAATACAACAAGTGATAGATAGAGGATACGAAAATTTATTTTATATGAGTAAAGATTTAAAAGTTGTTGATGTACAAAGACAAATTCATAATAAGATAAATAGAGATGAAAGAGGATTAGTGCCTGGTTTTACATTGACACAAAAAACAAGACCATTAGTAATCGCCAAATTAGAAGAATTTTTTAGAGAAAAATCCGTCATCGTCCATTCTCAGCGATTAATTGATGAGTTGTTTGTATTTATATATAACGGCAGTAGAGCAGAGGCAATGAGAGGATATAATGATGACTTGGTGATGTCTTTCTCAATGGGACTTTGGATTAGAGAAACTGCATTGAGGTTGAGAGCCGAGGGTATAGAATTACAGAAAAAAAGTATTAATAACATAAACTCACATCAAGGAGTTTATACAACAGAAACTAATCAGAATGATTCTTGGAAATGGAAAGTTGGTAAACAACAAGAATCACTAGATTGGTTAATTAAGTGAGGTAAAAAATGGCAGATACAAGTTTATTTGCAAGACTACAAAGATTGTTTTCAACAAACGTAGTTGTAAGAAACGTAGGTGGTAGAAGACTTAAGGTAGCCGATACAAGTCGTACACAAGCCTATGATAGAAGTAATTTGGTTGACAGATACCAAAAATTATATGCTGGTGCTGGATTAAGTGGATACTCTGATAGTCTAACAACAAAATCAATGAGACTGAATTTGTTTCAAGATTATGAAGCAATGGATTCAGATGCTATCATATCATCTGCTTTGGACATATACTCGGATGAATCAACTATGAAATCAGAATATGGTGAAGTTCTTACAATCAATTCTGACAATGACCAGATTAAAAAAATCCTACACAATCTTTTTTATGATATACTAAATATAGAATTTAATCTGTGGCCATGGATTCGTAATATGTGTAAGTATGGTGATTTCTTTTTAAAACTTGACATTGATGAAAAGTATGGTATCACAAACGTAGTTCCGATGTCAGTATATGATGTATCTCGTATGGAGGGTTTAGACCCAGAGAATCCAGAATATGTCAAATTCGTTATTGAATCAGCTACAAATCAACATAAGTTTAAACCTGAAAAGGCAGCTGTGAGACAAGAATTAGAAAATTATCAAGTTGCTCATTTTAGATTGTTATCGGATTCTAATTATTTACCATATGGTAAATCTCAAATAGAGGGTGCTAGAAAAATATACAAACAATTGACATTAATGGAAGACGCGATGTTAATTCATAGAATAATGAGAGCACCTGAAAAGAGAATATTTAAATTAGATATTGGAAACATACCACCATCCGAAGTTGATAACTATATGCAAAAAGTTATTAATCAAATGAAGAAGACACCGATAATAGATGAGACAACAGGTGATTATAATCTTAGATATAATATGCAGAATATTACAGAGGATTTCTTTTTACCAGTCCGTGGTGGTGATAGTGGTACTCAGATAGATTCTTTACCAGGTCTAACATATGAAGCGACAGAAGATATTGAGTATTTAAAAAATAAATTATTATCTTCACTCAGAATACCAAAAGCATTCTTAGGATTTGAAGAAAATGTTGGTAGTAAAGCTACTTTAGCAGCAGAAGATGTTCGTTTTGCTAGAACGATTGAAAGAATACAAAGAATTGCAGTTAGTGAGTTAACAAAGATTGCGATTGTACACTTATACGCACAAGGATATCAAGATGCTGAGTTAGTTAACTTTGGATTACAATTAACAAGTCCATCAACAATTTACGAGCAAGAAAAGATAGAGTTGTGGGATTCAAAGACAAGATTAGCATCGTCTATGATACAAGATGGATTACTATCATCAGAGTGGATATACAAAAATATATTTAATTTCACCGATGATGAGATAAAAGAAGAAGATAAAGGTATTATTCACGATTTCAAACAAAAATTTAGACGTTCTCAAATAGAGAGTGAAGGAAATGACCCAGCAAAAACTGGTGAAACACAAGGCACACCATCTGATATGGCTATGGGTAGAACAGGTCATGAGTTAGATGATAAAGGTGGTGCACCAGAGGGTGGATTTGAAGGAGCTGGTAGACCTAAAGAAACACCAAAGTACGGAAAAGACTTTAGTGCAAGAGGTAGAGACCCACTCGGCAACGTGGATAGAAAAAATGCTAGTAGGTCAGACAAGACTTTAGCACTTGCCCACTTTGATAAATTAAAAAAATCAATGAAATTTGGTAATGAAACAAAGATTTTAACTGAAACAAGTGAGTTAGAGAATGAGTATAATACTGAAGTTGATTCATTAGTAAATGAATAAAATTACTTTACTTTATATTTATTAATAACCATATATATACAAATTGGAGCTTTATGCAATGGCAAAAAAATTGAAGCATTCTAAAATAAAGAATACTGGTATTCTTTTTGAATTATTAACAAGACAAATAACCGCAGATGTATTGGCTGGAAAAGACTCAAAGGCTGTAACAATTGTAAAAAAATACTTTAACGAAAATACTTCTTTAGGAAAAGAACTTCAGTTGTATCGTCTGTTATCCGAAAAAAACTTTAAGTCCGAAAATAAGGCTAATGAGTTAGTTGAGGTCGTTTTAAAATCAAGAAAAAAACTTAGTAATTCAAAACTTAGAAATGAAAAATATAATTTAATCAAGCAAATTAAAGAAACTTATGACTCTACGGATTTTTTCAATGGTAGAATAAGTAATTACAAATTATTTGCATCTATATACAACGTATTTCAAAGTGAAACATCAAATAATGAATTTAACCCTGAACAGGTACTAAATTCTAAATTCACAGTTTTGGAACACATTACTAATCAAAAAATTAGTGGTGATGCCGTAAAAGAAAAAGTTCTAAAAGAATATAGTCAAAAAGATAAAGATTTAAGATTGTTAACTTATAAAATTCTTGTTGATAAATTTAACAAAAAATATAAGAAGTTAGATGAATCACAAAAGAAACTATTAGAAAACTTTATAAATAATGTTAGTAACACTAATAAGATAAGAGAGTTTATTGATAATGAAGTTTCAATTGTAAAAGAAGAATTAAGTAAACATCTACCCAAAGTAAAAGACAAGGTTACAAAAATTAAACTTACAGAAGCCATTAAGCAAATAGTCAACTTAACTAAAGGTAGGGTTGTAGAGGAAAAACAAGTTCTAACCATGATGAGATATTATGAATTAGTTAAGGAGATTAAAAATGTCCATCTCAAAAAATAAATTAAAAGAATTACTTCGTAAATTAATTAAAAAGGAGATGGAAGAAGCATCCATGACTGGCAATTTAGATGGTGGTGCTGGGCCCCCAAAAACACCGTATATGTTTCAATCTAAACCAAAATCTAAAAAAGATAAAGAAAAAGAAAAAAAGATTGCAACCGCAGGAGGTTACACTAAAGTAACCGAGGCTAAATTTGCAGTTAAATTTACACTTGGTGGTTCATCTGAAGACGAGATGGCAACTATAATCGTTGACGCATCATCAGAGGGTGAGGCTAAAATGATGGTTGCAAAAAATCTTAGAAAAGGAAAAAAAGCCATAGTCAGTACAAAAAGATTACAAATGAGTAAAGCAAAACAAGTTGACAAAAGATTAGAGAGTGTCAATGAGGGACAATATCACAACTATCGTAATGACGACACGATGACTCCAAGACAAAAAATTGGTTTATCAATGAGAGAAGTCCGTGATAAGTTAAATGAACTTGATAAACTTGTTAAGATAAATGTAAGACTCAAAAACGAATTAAACGTGGATTCTAAAACCTATTGGAAAAGAACTCATGTAGCAATGAAAAAAATTAGTGAAAGATTAGTCAAATTAGCTAATAAAGTTGGCCAATTATACTAAAGGAGTTAGATGTGAATAAACAACTGATAGTAGATTATCTACCATTTGAAGTAGAACCAGAACAGATTAACGAATCCATGAAAGAGAATGATGGAAAACTCATTGTTCGTGGTGTTTTACAACGTGCTGAATCTAAAAATCAAAACGGTAGAGTGTACCCAAAAGATATTTTAGTCAGAGAAGCAAAAAAATATACCGATGAATTTATTAATCAACGTAGAGCTATGGGTGAGTTAGACCATCCTGAGTCCTCGGTTGTGAATTTACAAAACGTCTCACATAACATCAAAAAAATGCACTTTGAGGGTGATAACCTTTTAGGTGAGGTAGAGGTTTTAGGAACTCCAAGTGGTAATATTTTAAAAGAATTATTTAAATCAGGTATTAAACTTGGTATATCTTCTCGTGGTATGGGTTCAGTAGAAACAGTTACAGAGGATAGTGGTAAAGAAGCACAAGAGGTACAACCTGATTTTGAACTTATAGCGTTTGACTTTGTTTCCAACCCATCAACACACGGAGCGTTTATGTATCCTGTAAACGAGTCTGTGGACAAAACACAAGATAGAAGTTGTGATGAGTATTGTAAAGTTGAGTCTATCATAAACGATATAATGAGGGGATAAAATGAAAATATTAGAGTCCTATTCAAAAATTGCAAAAAATTTATTAGTAGAACAAGATGATATGGATAAAGAAATTGAAAATCCTAAAACTGGTAATAAAATAAAAATTAGGACTGCACTACAATTACCAGATGAACATCCTGCTAAAAAAGAAGCTGAAAAAATATTACATCAGGGTGATAAAGAGAAACCAAAAGATGAGCCCTCAGGTAAATTAAAAGGTAGTGACTTTGAAAGAGATGGTGGTGATAAAAAAACAGCTGATGGAATAACACCAGCTTTAGATAGAAAATTAGATGATTATGGTGAACCTGTAAAAAAATATGTAGTAAACACTGCAAAGGTTAAAAACATTATAGACGCAGGAATCAAAGATGATAATGTTGATGATTATTTCAAAGCATTAAAACAAGTCTCACGTTTTATGGGTGAAACTGACAAATATGATGATGCGGTTGACGAGTATGAAGACCTTAAAGATGAAATGTCAGTTGAAAGAATGGGTTTAGAAAATTATGCTGATGACATACTTAGTGGGTTTAGTGACCCCGTAAGAGGGCAAAGTAGAAAAAGTTTGGAAAAATATGATAATGACATTGACCGTGTGCAAAAAGATTTAAAGAGAAATCAAGAATCAATCCATCCGCTTAAACAAATGCTAGATAAGATTAGTTAGATGTCTCAAGAATCAATTAAAATATTAGACAAGTGGAGAGCTTGGAGATTAGATGAAGAGATTGAGAATGAGACAAGTGTCCCATTTGAGGTCGTGGGTAAAAATTCTATAATGGTGAATGGTAGAAAACTATCAGCAAAACTTGTATTTAGTGGTAATGATTTAAAAGATATTGTTGAGGGTAAAAAGAAAAAAGGTAAAGTAGTGTTAGCCTCTTTAAAAATAAAATGATTAAACTAAAAAAATTAATGTCAGAAGCATTTGTATGGGATAGAAAGTTTGGTGAACCCTTACCAACCTTAAAAACAATTATGGATAAGGTTGAAGAGGGGCCAGATGAACAGAGACCTGCAGACCAAGAGGTACAACGAATCGTAAAAGCAGAAGCTAAACTTCGTGAAAGGATGTTAAAGTTAGAACAGATTTTTTTAAGGGACGCTAGACCTGAAAATGTAAAACTAGCTAAAGATATCAAGAAAGTTTATAAGGACACGGTTACAAAGTTTATGAGAGAAATGATTAAGATGCGAAAGAAAATGAAATGATTAAGTTAAAAAATATTATAAATGAAAACTATTGGACTGGTCGTAAGTTTGGAGAACCATTACCAACCCTAAGATTAGAACAAGATGAACCAGAACACTTTGGTGGTGGTGAAAACATAAAGATATTTGACTTTGAAACAAAACACTTTGATATATGTCGTTCAGCTGTTAATCTTTACCAGAGACTTACTAAGGATGTTGATAATACAGATGCACAAGATTTAATAATAAGTTCAGCAAAACAGCTTGACCACATCTTTGAGATGGAAAAAGCAGTGGTTAGGGGTGAGGAACTAAATCATGACCCAATCAAACATGGTATTGAGTTAGTAAACTCTGTATCGTTTAAGTTAGGTCAAGTAGCTGAAATGATTGATGATGATTTTATAAAAGAAACAGAATTTATAGCTTTTCATATTGTTGTAATGGTAGAGAGAAAAGACTCAATAAAGATTTCTAAAGAAGAAGAACCTGTTGATGAAAACT